GTCCTACAGTTGGGTTTAGAAGCAGAATTAAATGGTGATCCTCTTTCTATTCAGAAAATCGATGTTTATGTCGCACAAGGGAAAACAGTATGAGTAATTTAGCAGTAGTCACAAAAACAAAACATTGTAAAAAATGTGACAAAGTGCTGCCTTTATTTTCCTTTACTAAAAACGCAGCATCCAAAGATGGTCTACAGTTTGCTTGTAAAACTTGTGATAATTTAAGACAACAAAAAAGAAGAATTGAAAAGAAAAAAGAAATACAAGAGTATGGAAAACAATACAGAATTAAACATACTGATGATATGGACTTTAGGCTTCAGGGGTTATTAAACGCCTCCAGAGCACGTTCTAAAGAAAAGAATAGAGAAAATACACTTACAAAGCAAGATTTATTTGATTTATTTCCAAAGGACGGTTGCTGTCCTATATTTGGTTTTAAATTAGAATGGAACGGAACTGGTTTTAGAGAGACCAGCCCAAGTATAGATCGTATTGACTCAACAAAGGGCTATACAAAAGACAATGTTCAAATTATTTCTTGGAAAGCAAATCGTATTAAAGGTTACGCTTCTGTAGAAGAATTAGAAGTCTTATTAGCCTACTTGAAACAAGGAGAATAGAAATTAGCAATTACACGAAAGCAACTAACTTTGCAGCTAAAGACAGCCTTAGCACTGGCAACCCAGCAAAGGTTATCAAAGGCACCGAGATTGATGCAGAATACACTGCTATTGCCTCTGCCATATCGTCCAAGGCAGACAGCAATAGCCCTACCTTTACAGGCACTCCATTAACGCCTACAGCCTCATCAGGCACTAGCACTACTCAGATTGCCTCTACAGCCTTTGTTGCTGCCGCAGTGGCATCAGCGTTTCCTAGTGGCGGTATCATCATCTGGTCAGGCTCTGTAGCATCTATTCCGTCTGGTTGGTATCTCTGTAATGGTTCTAACGGAACTCCTGACCTACGAGATAGGTTTGTTGTTGGCGCTGGCTCTACCTATGCTGTTGCTGACACCGGCGGTTCCGCTAACGCTATCGTGGTGAGCCACACACATACGGCTACATCTACTGTAACTGACTCAGGCCATACCCACTTAAACGGTGTTTGTGACGATAGTACAGTTCCGTTCTTGTCGCCTAGTACGTCAGGTCTTTCTGGCACTGGTGGTGTCAATCAAGGCGGTGGAGAAACACGGAACTATCAAGGTGTTACATCTTCATCAACCACAGGCATTACAGTTGCTACCACTAACGCAACAGCAGGCTCTTCAGGCACTAACGCTAACCTGCCACCGTACTACGCACTTGCATACATTATGAAGGCCTGATGAAGGTACCAGTAATAAATAGAAAAGATTACACAATCTTTCTTGAGTATTTTAATGATGTTCATTGGTTACACACAGACGTGTATAAGTGGTCATCAAAGATAAAGAAACAATATCTTAAAGAATTAAATCAGTTGCAGTCACTACTCAGTGCTCCCTTATACGGCTTAGTAGATAATGACAAACTTGGTAGGTTTGGTAAAACAATAGGTTTTTCTTTTCTACAAGAGGCTGTAGGCAATGATGGTCAAACATATAAGATTTATATCAGGAGTTAAACATGGGTAAATTTGTTGGTAGTATACTTGAGCCATTTACAGGCGCTAAAGCAACTAGACAGGCTGGGGAATTAGCAGCACAGCAACAAGCCGAAGCTGCTCGCTTGGGTGCACAGGTTGCTGCATTTAGGCCTGTAGGGATAACTAGCAGGTTTGGAACCTCACAGTTTGGGTTAGAAGATGTTGGCGGTGTTCCTCGTGTGACTTCTGCTGGATACACCGTCTCTCCAGAACTTAGGGCAATCCAAGACAGGTTATTTGGGTTTGCTCAAGGAACTGGTTTAGAGCAAGCAGAGGCCGCTGGACCATTTGCTCAGAGACTATTTAATCTCGGTAGTCAATACATTGATGAGTCGCCACAGGCAGCACAGCAACGAATCTTTAATCAATTAGAAGCGGTAAGACAACCTTCTAGACTACAAGAAGAACAGCGATTGGCATCTTCTGTGTTTGGTCGTGGTCGTGCAGGCCTCAACATCGGCATGATGGGTCAGCCAGAATTATATAGTCTTGGTCGTGCTAGAGAAGAGCAAAGATCCGCTGATGCCTTAGCAGCAGAACAGTTAGCAAGAGAGCAGGTAGGGTTCGGTACTGGGCTATTTGGTACTGGTCTTGGATTACAGACACAGGCTCTTGGGCCTCTTCAGTCCTATCTTGGAACTGCACAGACCATTGAAGAACTTGGTCAGCAACCATTCCAACTTGGATTGGCTGTTGGTGGTGCTGCACAGCCTGGGGCTTCTGCTGGCGCTAACCTATTGGGTGCTGGCCTAACACAGGCTGCACAGACTAGGTTCCAAGGTACACAAGCAGCTAACCAAGCAAATCTTGACTTCTTATCGTCACTTATTGCCGGTGCATCTAGAGCCGCTGGTGGCGGCAGACCTGTTTAGGAGATAAAGAATGGCAACAACAGCACAACGTGGTCTTTTAACAAGTTTATACGGATTTGATCCTGTACAGAGGCGTGCCGAACAGCAGGCAGGGCTAGATAGGTTCTTAGCAGCACAACAGACACCGCAGGCTCGTATGGGCGCTGCATTAGGTAGTTTGTTTGGTCAGTATCTGGCTCCAGAGTCAGAAGAGCAGACTCGTGTTGCAAAGGTCAATACTATCTACAATCAAGTTATGGCTGATGCTGATCCTACTAAACCTACAGAGTATCTAGAAAGACTTGGTCAATTAGCTCAGTCTTTTCAGCAAGCGGGATTACCTGAGCAGGCAGAGATCACTATTGATAGAATTAGAAAATTAACACCAGAGCCTAAACGCACTGTAGTTGCTCCAGGCGCTACTGTGCTAAATGAAAAAGGAGAGGTTGTCTTTACTGCTCCATCAAAAGAGGCTAAAGACGAAGCACCGTTGACGATTGCTGACCGTACTCGTCTAAATGAGTTAATTACAGAGTTTGGCACTAATGAAGGCGCTAGACGGTTTAGAGCAGAGCGGGATGAAGCAGAGCGTAAAAGAGCTGCTGCAAGTGCTCCTCCTCAGACACCAACAGAGAAGGCAGTATTGCCAGGAAAAGCCACACAACTTGGTAAGGTTGAAGAATCTGCTTTACAGGGTGCTAAAACAATTCAAACGGCAGACGCTATTGACCGTGTATTGAACACCTCATTCACTGGATTTGGATCAGATGCTAAGTTGCGTGTTGGTCAGATTGCAGAGGCTTTTGGAGTAACTGTTACTGGAACTTCTGAAACAGAACAGTTAAAACAGTTACTTGCTCAGTTAGCACAAGGACAAGCCCGTAGTCTTCCTGGCGCATTGTCTGAGAAGGAATTGGCGTTTTTACGAGAGGCCATCGGAACTGGTAACTTCACTGTGAATACTCTTCGTAATGTGACTAAGCGTCTTCGTACTGATGCCTTAGCTGCTGATATTGAAAATCAAGCTGCTCAAAAATACGTCTCTGACGGCGGTGATTTGAATAAGTTCAACTTTGTTCAAAACAGAAAAACAGCAATAGAGCAGGCTACAAGACAAATAAACGAGCGTGAAGCCAAACAAAGACGTATAGAAGAGTTGCGGAAAAAACAAGGAGGAAGGTAATGGCTTTAACTCCACAAGAGCAAGAAGAGTTAACAAGATTGGAGTCAGAACTTGGTGGTTCTGTTATGGTCAGAAGTGATAGACCAAGAACAATCACAGAAGAACTAAAACAAGCAACTATAGAAAACTTACCGGCAATGGGCGGTATGCTTGGCGGTGTTGCTGGGGGCTTGCTAACAAGAAGTGCTCCTGGTGCTGAATATGGATCTGCTCTGGGATCTGCTGCTATTCGTAGCATGATTGGTGCTGGCTTAGGCGGCGCTACTGGCGAAGCAGCAAAGATGGGTATCGAAGGTATTACACCATCTGTTCGGTCAACTTTAGGTATTCTTCGTGGTGGTGTTGAGCAAGCAGCGTATGACGGTATAGGCAATCTTGTATTTAGTGCTGGCGGTAGAGCATTTCAGATTACAAAAGATGCCTTATCTAAAAGATTCGCTGGAACACCGCCAGAAGATGCTGTTGTAGCTGCACAGAAACTCTTACAGGAAGGTGACGGAACATTAACACCTTTTCAAGCAACTAAAGACTCTTGGGCAGGGTTTAAAGAGTCACTAGCTAGGGGGTCTTTTACAGGTAAGCCGGTATTTGAGAAAGCCGCTGAAAAGAATGTTCAGGCCGTCGCTACTGCCAAAACTAAGGTCTTAGATGAGGTTTCTACCCGTGTCTACGACAGTTTACAGACTGGTACAGAGTTTGCCACAGCCATTCAACAGGGCGACGACGCTCTTAAAAGCCTGACTAGGCCTTTTTATGAGGCTTTAGACAAGGCTCCTGCGATTGCACAACAGCCTGTATCCCTTTCTAGTATCAAAGGAGATGCTACAAAAGTTCTACAATCTGCCGATGCCCTTGGTGGTTTAACACTGGGTTCCAAAGAGCGTGGATACATCGAAGCAATCAATGTGTTGCCTGATAACATTGGGTTTGCTCAGGCACACGATATAGCATCGTCATTAAAGACAACTCTTCGTGATCTGAAAAGATCATCAGAGCCAGATTCTAAGACGGTCTTTCGGTTAAGTAAATTAGTAAGTGATATAGAAAAGCAGATGGACATTGCTGGTTCTAAGTTTGCAGGCACTGCTATCCCATTTGAGGGAAGATTAGTAGAAGAACAGTCTGGTAATCTTGCACAGCAATATAAGTTCTATTCTAAGTTTTATCGAGATAGTATTCAGGATCTGTATTCAGATACCGCTGCTAAATTGCTTGATAAAGATCCAGAGTTTGTTGGTAAGAACATCTTTCAAAGCGGTAATGTAACTGCTTGGAATGAAGCAAAGCAAGCTCTAGTTCGTGCAAAACAGTTAAATCCTAATCTTAATGTACAGCAAACACTAGAGTCTGTACAGCGTGGTTATCTTGAGAATCTTCTTAAGACTGATAATTCTTTTGCTAGTTTAGGCGACAAGATTAAGAACGATGAAGCAGTTCGCCGTACCTTTGAGGCCGTATTGCCAAAGGCAGTGCAGGGACGTGTTAAAACCCTTTTAGAGGCTGCTCGACTGTCAGAAGTGCAACCTAGTGCTACGGCTCCTCTGTTCTTCGCTGCACAACAGGCACAGACCCTTGGTGCTCTTGGATCAGTAGGTGCTTTAGTGCTCAGTGATGAAGCCAGGGGCGTTGCGGCTGATAACCCAATTAAGACTGCTTTACTTGGCGGCACTATCCTTCTTGGTCCTCGGTTTTGGGCTAAAGCAGCAACATCGCCTGAGGCTACTAATTCAGCTTTAGGTATTCTTAAGTCTCAACAGTCAGGCATTCCTATAAGTAAGAATCTATTCCTAAAGGCTACAGGGGCTTTTGAACGTGCCGGTATCACTGGTGAAGACTTGACTGCTCAATCTGAGCAGAAGGCACAGCCAGTTGGCTTAACAGATGCAGAGAAAGAAGAGTTACAGCGGTTAGAAGCAGAAGTAGGGCAGTAACATGAGCGAACCAGTCACTCAAGTTGCCAAGGCTGCGGTCGCTGGCATCAAAGAGGCTTTGGCTGTTGGTAAGGAACTGGAGTCAGTCACTAAGGACATCCAAGACCTTGGCAAGGCTGATGTGCAAGCCAGAGCCGCTTTTCGCAAGAAGCAGTTAAACAGGCCAAAGGATACCTCTGTATTTTCTGCCGTTGAAGAATGGCGAGGACTATACGAAATTAAAAAGATAGAAGAAGAACTCAAAAGAGACATCATCGAGAAGCACGGCCCTGCTGCCTGGGCTGAGATAGAAACGATTAAACAGCGTATCTTGGCAGACAACAAGAACCTGACTGATGAGTTTGGCAGAGACTTAAAGAAGCTGGCTGAACTAAAGATGTACTGCTTCATAGCTGCACTGTTGATTGTTAGTTTTGCCTATGTAATGGGCTACAAACCCTAAGGAACCCTATGCTATCACTAATCTCCTCCGCTATCGGCTTTCTAGCCTCTGGACTGCCACAGATTCTAAACTTCTTCCAAGACAAGGCAGATAAGGCACAGGAACTTAAACTAGCCCAGATGCAGACTGAGCGTGAGTTGGCACTGGCTGAGAGGGGCTACATAGCCCAGCAGAAGGTCGAAGAGATCAGGACAGACCAGATTGCCCTACAGACCGATGCAGACCGCCAGGGGGCTGCTCTGGAGCACGACAAGGCTATTATGGCTCGTGCGTCATCGTGGGTTGTTAATCTCAATGGCATCGTCAGGCCAGCAGTGACCTTTATCTTTGTGTTAGAGCTGGTCTTAATCAATATGGGGCTTACCTACTTCCTATTACAGGGAGGCCTCGGCAGTATGTCTGTAGAGCAGTTTATCGCAGCTACGGATGTTATCTTCTCTGAAGATGAAATGGCTTTACTGTCAGGAATCATTGCTTTCTGGTTTGGTTCTCGTCAGTGGGGCAAGAAGTGAATGTATCAAAAGAGTGTATAGAGGGCATAAAGAAGGATGAAGGAGTACGATTTCGTCCCTATCGCTGTCCTGCTTTACTGTGGACTGTTGGTGTTGGTCATGTTATTGACCCTAATCATATAAAGGTGAAACTAGATGAACGTAAAGGACTTGCAATCCCTGATGGGTGGGATCGAACTCTCACAATGGCAGAAGTCGATGGAATCTTGGCAGCAGACTTGGCTATCTTTGAACGAGGCGTGTGTAGATTATGCCCTCAAGGACTTACCCAAGGCCGCTTTGACGCATTGGTCAGCTTTAGCTTCAACGTTGGCCTCGGCAACCTGCAAAGAAGCACAATAAGAATGAAGCATAACCGTGGCGACTTTGATGGCGCTGCGGAGGCTTTCATGGCTTGGACCAAGGCAGGGGGTAAAGAACTCCCTGGCCTTGTCAAACGCCGTAAGCATGAAAGAGCAATGTATCTAGGATAAAAAAAGAGCCTCCTAAGAGGCCCGTTAAGTACTACACCCTAGACTACCAAAAAACCATTATCCTTAGGATGAACAGGTCGATGACGATACAGTGCTCATCTTCAAAGTCATCCACATATTCAAACCCAACCATACAGCCACCGATGATGTGTAGGAGTATTGACATATCAGATCTCGCAGTGACCGGCAACGCAGGCCAATGTTTGAGCACCCTCGACATTGTCATCTACCTCGACTAAGTCGTCCCACTTGATCTCTTTAGGCATCTTAGAGAGCATTTCTTCATACTGCTCTTTTGTGCATTCCTCATAAGGAGCCTGTCGGTATGTGCCACCAGCCCAAGGCAGGAAAGACACACCAGAGATTTCATCGAAGTTCCTAAACACCCAAGCCCCGACATCCATCCATTCATCTTCTTTGACTGAGATGGTCACAGACGGTTTATGCTCACACCAGTGACGCTGATACATCATCCAGACATCGAGGTGCTCAATTGCTGTTAGATCATCACGCAGTCTTGCTCCTTCAGGGGCCTTCATCGGAAATGAGAAGACTACTGTGCTGTCTGGTCGCATTACACAGTCTTCGGCAGGCACACCAGCAGTGCTCAGAAACGCCGAGAGAGGGTCTTTCTTGTCTCCACGAACACGGCGAATATAATACTGACTATGTCGAGCATGAATACCAGAGGCAGAATCAACAAGTTGAGAGACAGTGCCAGAAGGTTTGACACAAGTAATCGCAGCAGACTGAGGAATTCCCAACCGTGTTGCAAGGTCAGCGTTGGTATCAACGGCGACTTTCCGTAGTTGTTCAAGAGCCTTCGCAGTGCTGTCACTTACCTCTCCCATCCATTTGTTATCTAAGATACCCGTCAACGATACACCTAAGAGACGCTCTTCTTCTGTGTTCTTCTGCCATACCTTACGCAGGTAAGGGAAGTTAGTCATCGTAGACTGGAATGTGCCCATAATAGTTGCTATCCTGATCTTGTTAGCAAGCGTCTCTACAGTATCTTCTGCCCGTACAACCACTTCCGTGAGATTACAGAACTGGTAGGGGCGCAGGATGATTTCTGAGCAGGGGTTTGTTCCGAAGTCAAAACTAGGATTACGTCTGCCGTTCTTTGCAGCTTGGCTTTTACTTGCTTCTCTTGAGAAGATTCCCCGTTCTCCAGAGTGGCTGTTGTATAGACTTGTCCATTCTTGTAGAAACTGTCCAATCTCTGGTTTAGAGTTATAAGTTGCTGAGTTGTTAGCGAGTGCCCTATGACCATTTTGTTCCCACCAGTTTCCAGATTTACAAGACCGCATACGGTCATCCTCGAGGTCCGACAAAGAAATCATTGCAGATCTTCGTACTCCACCGACAACAACAACTTCCCCGATTTTACAGAGAATATCGTGACACTCGATTGATGTAAGTTTTCTACCCACTGCTCCTCTGAACTTGGCGATAGTGAACTTAAAAAGCTCATCCAAAGGTCCGGGACCAGAGGCACGTCCTCCAAAAGTTTTGAGTCTGGCTCCTGCAGGTCGAATTCTACTAAGGTCGTATTTTGCAATTTCCCCAGAATATAATAGAGCCACGAGTTGGCGTAGTGCTTTGGCCCATCCTTCTTTTGAATCCGCAACCGAAATAGTAGTCTGAGAATCAAACAACTGATCCGGGACTTCAGGCAATTGATCGACATATTTATGCTCCACAGAAAAGCCTACACCTGTGCCACAGAGTAGGATATACATAGCCTCATCAAAGGCTTTGGGGTCATCGATAGGCAAGTAGCTGCAATTGTAGCCAGCGGTGTTGTCCCGATCAAGGGCCTTGCCTGCGGTCATTATAGCCCTCATAGAAGGCATTACTTCTAGGTTAGTGATAGCAGACTTGATCTCTTCTGCTAGCTTGTCATCGATGGTGTAGTTGTGCTTATCTTTTAGGTGTTCCCACATAAAAGTACAGTATCGAGACACAGTCTCATTCCAGTGCTCACGCCGATTCTTGTCATTCAAGTAACGGCTGTACCGGCTCTTGGCAATAAAGGTGCTATAGGGTGTCATCTAAGTCTATCTCCAATTCATCAAATTTATCTTCTATCTTATCTGCAAACTTCTCTATTAACTCTTCTGAAGAAATATCTAGCACTTCCAAGATTGTAATTTCGTCTAACTTCTTCATTCGTTCCATTATATCTCTAATCGTCAACGACATAATCTTTTCAGTGCTTCATCAAGCCCTGCCTCCCAGTTAGTATAAGGTTCATAACGTATAAGTTCCATTGAGTCGTACCAGTTAGTCCTGTCTGTATCAGCAGGGAGATAAAACCACCCCGTTTTTGATGTAGACCCAACTAAGTTCAATGTCCTTACCCCAAGTGCTCCTGCTAAGTGCGCTACACCAGTGTCAACAGTAACGACTGCCTTCAATGACTGTATCTTCTTAGCCGTTTCAAGCCAACTTCTACCATCCAAGTTCTCTGGCATAAAATCGGGCTGAATCTGTAATGATACCACTTTGTGCTTCTTTGTCAACTGATTATAGAACTTTTCTGCTAGGTTTCTAGGAATAACCTTGGCACTAGCATTCCATGAATCATTGTCACTGTACCAGCAAAACCCTATCTGGCTAGTCTTTTTAACGCCTTTAAACTTGAAGTAACCAGCACTCTTGTACACAGGGCCGCCGTCAACCATAGGGAACTTGTTGTACTGCATCAGCAGTGCCGGTATAGACATCACCTTGACACGCATTGCAGGCACAGCACAGTTCTCATCAGTCAGGACATTATCCACGCCGTCTAAAGAGGCTATCAGGTTCATCAGTGGCTTTTGCATATAGACACTAACAGACTTGACTGGCAACTCTTTGAGCAGCGGTATGAAGCGAGAGAACATGATTGTGTCGCCAACGCCTTGCTCGTTAACGACTATCAAGTGCCGGTCTCGGACATCGTATCCAGGTTCCCAGATGATGGACCTAGATAGCGGTGTCTTCATACCCAAAGCAAACTTAACCTTACGGATTTCACGGCACTCATACAGATTGAAGCCTTTACTCCACTGACCCTCTTTCAGCAGTGCATAGGCCCTATCAAGATCACGCTGACTCATTTGTAGTACACAGCCTTTATCTTGTCGTAATTCTCGATAGCAAACTCAAGATAGTGCTTTGCCTTCTCAAGGTCTTCGATGCCGTTCTTCTTAGCGTGGCGTTGCACATACTTGATTACATTACACAGCCAAGGGTCCATCTCCCAATCAAGGAAGACATCCCAAGGCTGGATCTGTGTCTTGTAGTGGTTTCCACCAATCTGCCTAGCCTTGATGTAGTCTGCTAGTGTTTCAAGCTGCTGTGACATGAGCGTGTTCCTTTACTGCTTTGGTTGACTTTGACCAAGTTCCACAATGGGTACACTGGTATCTTTGGAAGGTTCCTGTGGTCGTATAACTAAAACCTCTTTTTTGTAGTTTGGCACTTCCGCAGGTGGGGCATCCAGTGGAATTATACAGGTTACGATTAGGATGGTTTCTACCAAGCCAAGGGAGCAGGCGCTCATAGACTTTCTCCAATAGAATAACGTCTTGTTTGTTGTACTTCTCCATCACTTTCCAAGCTGCTGGGTCTTTGTTCATACACTTAACCCAGAGTTGATAGCCCTCATGTGAGGTCTTCTGACCAAGGCCAAGCCTCTGTGCAATATGGTCTAGCTTATTGCTTGCAAAACGAAACTCTTTACGAACTACCTTTAGCAAGTCAATCTGCTTATACGGGGCAGGCGGTGCCAGATGGTGTAGCAGGAACTCTTTATTGAGCACGGGAATGTCAAAGCGAGTGCCGTTGTAATGACAGACTGCATCGGCCTCAGAGATCAGGTCATGGATCTTACGGAGCATGAACTTAGGGTTAGTCTTTTGCACAGAAGAGAACATAACGTCCTTCTCACCATGCCACTTCGCAGCCCAACACAGAACATAAGACGACTCTAACAGATGGTCTGGACTGATGTATTGGTCACGAAGGCCCCAGATGTGTGCAGTATTGGGGCTTGTTTCGATGTCAAGCATCAGTAACTTCATAGGGCATCCTTGTCTTCATTATCCAACGCCTCAATGTACTCTTCTAAGCGGTCAGCGGTGGTAACTTCTCTGTTGAAAAAGTCTTGGAAGAGGCAGTTATGGCGCAGTCCTTCAATGACTACACGCTTGCGGACACCCTCAAAGCCTGTGTGCTCCAGGAACTTGCAGAACTGCCACAGAATGGTTTCCCATGTCTGGTCATCAGCGAACTCATGGTAGGACTCTATCGTTGTCTTTGACGGGAAAGGGCTGTTGCTCTCATCCTCAAAGTCTCCTCCTTCATAGATAAATCGAAAACTACTCATTGCTTGCTCTCCTTAATAGTTCAAAAAAGTAAACACAGTCTACCACAACCAAGGGCTTATCTCTGTTTTGCTTGACGACGACAACTGGCTCGTATCCTCCTGCATTTGCTTTTGCTTGTTCATAGAATCCGTAAACAGAGATACTTGCTCTGGACTTGCATTCCAGACTAATTGGTAACTGCCGTCTGGCTGCTGGACTGAGTAGCAGATCCTCCCCCGTTGCGCCCATACTAACTGAACGGACATCATCTTGCTCTAGGTTGAACTTTGCTAGGATTAGATCCCTTACGGCCTGCTGTAGGACTCGCCCTTTTGCTTTCGCTGACGATGGCTTCAAAGCTGATTTCCTTTCTGTTTTTAACCCAAGCCTTTGGTATGTGCATCCTTGCATTACTGCTTTCCATGCTGACTGTGCAGGCAATACAGATGGCTTCTTCTGTTTCGCCAACAAGCCAACCGATGCTTTTACACGCATGGATTTCTGGTTTGACATTCTCTTGCCATTCGACATCAGCTACGGCATCCACCCACTCGATATAGATTATCGGGGCTTTCTCCAAAGTTGATTTGGCTTTCTTCGTATCCATAGTAACTGCGCCTGTTCGCATAAGTATTCCTCATTGTTGTCATAAGCCTTCAGTACAGCCTCATAGAGTTGGTCTTCAGTCTTGCAACCCTTCAGTATCTTCTCAGCCTTCTTAGGGCCTATTCCATGCAATCCTGGTATGTTATCGACACGGTCCCCAGTGAGGACTTGTGTGTAGAAATTATACAGGGTATCGTCTTCATCAACCCAAAACTTCTCATTCTTACGCATATTGTAATGCCAGCCACGAATCATGTTTAGATCCTTGTCTGTCGTGCAAATGATATAGTCTTCAGGTTCCATAGAATAGGCAGCAATACCAAGGGCATCATCTGCTTCTTGATACTGCTCCATAGAGAACTTCCAAGCCGTAGTCAGATAATCCCTCAGAAGGTTTAAATGCTTTGGCTTGTCCTGTGTCCTAGTACCTTTGTAGGGCTTGGTCTTAGCAATGCTGACACGAAAGTTCTCATAGCCGGTAAGAAAGCCTTCGGCATCAGAACAGTCAGCGTGTACAAAGACCAAGTCTTCCAAATACTCTGAACACTTTGATAGTGCGGTCTTCTCATCATAGTCCTCACAGCCAGCAGCTACTGTGTAGGCTATGATGTCCCCGTCTATCAGAGCGATCATTACAGGGCTTCTTCGGTTACTGGAGTGTCTTCGGCATCATAGGCGACTAGGTTATCAATAGTCATCTTGATGAGCGAGGCAGACAAGCCTTTCTTGTTCTTAAAAGACCAGTCATAGGTACCAACAACTGCGGTGCCTGTAGAGCCATTGCCGATGGCAACATCGATCAGGCTTGCACCAGTCTTATCAAAAATCTTGTCCATCTGACGCACAGACTTGCAAGTAATGTAGAAGCCTTTCTCTGGCTTGTCTTCACGCTTGCGTACTTCCAGGCCAATGCCCTCAAGAGCCTTGACTGCGTTCTCGCTGAGGTTGGTCAACTCAAGTTGATACTTGCTAGACATTTCGTTGACCTTATTATGGTTACACCACATAACGGTGGCTTTGACTGTAACCGGCTTTGCATCACTCATATAATTCTCCTTTTAGGTTAGTGAGTAATTTTGTTAGACTTCGGTTCTGCTGCTTCAGAAATCATTATACAGGCAGTTTCCAATATGTCAAGCATTTCTTCATATTTATTTGTTAAATCTTTGCTATAGGCCACATGGATAGCCCCATCGATGACCGCTATCATCATCGCAGACTCTGGCTCTCCCATGTCCTTAAAGTCGTCTAGTGCGTTTGACACCAATTATCTCCAATCTTGTATTCGCCGTCTAGGGGACAGCGTAGGTTAAGGATTCTACCCGCTTTCCTGATGCTCTCTACTGCTAAAAACCCTACTCTTTGTGCGTGTTCTTCCTTGACCTCTAACTGGAACTCGTCATGCACATTGACCACAAACTTTGCATCTAGTTTGTTCCTGCGGATGCTCTCATCTAAGAACACCAAAGCCTGCTTCATCACTATCGCACCAGCACCTTGTAAAAGGGTGTTGAGGGCTGCGTGTTCGGAGCGAACGAATAGCCTGCGTCCATCAAGACCTGGAAGGTGCCCTTTAACGGCGAGTTCGTTAACCGTGCTGCGAAGAGTTTGCAAAGCTGGCGTGTTCCTAAGAAAAGAATCGATGAGCCTTTGCCCTTCCTTCGCTGAACCACCAACAATCGACCCGATTTTGGCAGCCCCTGCGCCATAGAGGAATGCATAGATAAACGTTTTGGCTTGCGCCCTTGTAGATAACCCCGCAGCTTGCTGGTTCTTGGTATGTACATCAGTTCCCAAATCCTGCGAGCCTTCTGTGACCGTCTTAACATAATCCTGATCCTTCATATAATGAGCCAACATACGCAACTCTAAGCCACTGGCATCAGCACCAACGAGTTTATAGCCCTTTGGCACGGTAAAGAGACTGCGGCACTCTACACCATACGGAGAGCCTACGGAGGGCACCTGGGCCATATTAGGGCTTTGGTGCGTCATTCTTCCCGTGACTGCTCCGTTGGTGATGACCTTACCGTGAATCCGTTGCTGGTCTGTCGTATTCTCAATCCACGACTCAACCATAGCCACCCGTTTCTGAAGCAATAGATATTCGGCAATAGCCTGCGCTTCTGGAATATTAACTCCTGCAAGTACTGTTTCATCTACTTTGGCTTGACCGTTGTCCGTGAAGTGCTGCGGCTTCCAACCTTTTTCTTGGAGGCGCTTGGCGATTTGCTGCCTCGAGCCGGGGTTGAAGACCTCGATATCGTCCTTGAGCCTTTTTCCAGTTTTCTCTGAATAACGCTCGGTTGTGATTGGAGGAAAGATGAACTGTAGGGATGCCTCAATTGCGCCCATTTTATCTTTAAGTCCTGCCAGAAGTACCATAGCCGCTGGCAAATCGAATTTAAAACCGTTTCGCTCTTGCTTACAGATAATGGCTGCGACTTTGTGTTCGAGTTCGATACTCTTTTCCGAGAAACCATAATTGTCCTTCTCCTTTAAAAGTTCAAAGTAAGTTAACTCCAATACCTCTACATCACGCCTGCAATAACGCTCTAACAGTTTGGGGTGCGGCTGGTCAAACGGTAAAGTGCTCTTCTTATCATAAGAGAGTTTGTTGATCCTGTGCCAGACTCTCTTGTAGTCTATCTTCTTCCTTCCTAGCCTGTTTCCCCAGCTTTCTAGGCTGTGTCCGTTTTCTCGGTTTGGACTCATCAGCCTTGACATGACTAGGGTGTCTATGCACATCGATGGAGTTATCTTCGTATTCCACAGCTTGTTCAAAATTGGGAAGTCGAAGCTGATTCCGTTGTGCGCTACTACTTGTGGTTGTTCCTCTAACATTTTTAATAAAGTGTCGGCCTTGTGATGACATCTAACCTCTCCGCTTCTTAGTTCCTTTGTTACGCACAGGTGGATCTGGCTCAACTGGGAGTTCGTTTCTATGTCCAGAAAAACTATCGATTTGTTGCCAATCTCGGTCATCTTCGCTCTTCTTCAGTAATTTGCCGTCATCTGTCAATAGGTACAATGTCAATACACCACTCTTATTTATCACGCTTGTAACGCTTATCGGCTTCATTTGCTATCCTCCTTAACTCTGAAGCTGCTACTACAAAGGCCTTCTGTGTGTCGTCCATCTTAGGCCAGTCCTCAATCTCTGACATCAACCTAAAGCAGGCAACACAATATACACCTGTTTTGTCCAACTTGCAAATGGTTTTACAAGGCGACATCGTGTTCCTTTACAGCCGACAACGGCACCTGATAAAACAATTCCCCAGCAGACACATACTTATTGTAAATCTCTTTCACCGGCGATGTCAAAATATCTTCTCCTCTGACAATAAAAACCTTAGAGCAGTCATCGTTGAAAACCAGGAACAGACAGCCCAGCTTTGCAAACTTCTCTTTCCTGAATGGTACCTGTAAAGAATCAAAAGCGAACCTGTCTTTCCAAGTATGCTTTACTTCTACCTCTACAAAAGAACCGTCTTCTAAGACAAGGTCTGGGCCATATTTGTCTATGTTGTCAACTGCTTTCTGACCCTGAGACAATAAAAAGTCCTTGGCTGCGTCTCTAGCCCTGAAGTCGTTTTGTTTAAATAACTCAGGATCAAACTTTTTCGCTAGACTCATTTGGTGCTGTTCTTTAGGTTTATCAGTTCTGTGTTTAACTTGAAGACCAAGGCATCCAGTGTACGGTTCTCATCTTCAAGCCTCTGCATCCTGGCCCTCATCATTGCATTCTCACGCTCTAACTCAGCAATGACACCAGACTCGTCTAAGCCATGGGGTAGATCAACCTCATAAGGGACACCACTAACCTTCACCATACGACCTCCACAGAGCAAATAAGATTGTGCCTAACATCAGCAAAAGGAAATTAGTCATTTCGTTGCCATCCAATAAAGTCCTACGTTAGAGAAAGCATAACCGGCATAGACCACCAGCAGAGCAATGTTACCCTTCATGCCCTGCTCTGCTGCAATGTAGGCATAGATACAGCCGGTTACGATGATAAGCCAGCTACTCATGCTTGCTTCAATAATGCTAGGCAGTCTTCCAGTGCATTCATCAGTTCCTGCCTTTCAGGATTGTGAGCAACAGAGTATTTACCGTTGGACTGTCTTAACTCGATAAACTCTAGCACAAGGTCTTCCAGCTTCTTATCGATGCTCATAGCAGGACGGCTGCCGTCATCAGTAAAAATAAGACACTCAACATTACCACTATCGCCCATTCCAACATAGGTATCAACCTCCAGTTCTAACTTCATTTTAGGTAGTCTCCGTAGATTTTAAGAAAGTCCATCACATCACGCTTTGCATCAGAGTCGAGCAAGTGCCCATATTCCTCAGGATGATTAAACTTGCTAACCAGTTTAACAGCAACCTTGATCTGTGCTGTCAGTTCCTCGTTGACCTCTTCAAGGTCTTTGATGCGCTCTTCTAGCTGCTCTACGGCTGAGTAGTCCATAGTGTCGTAGTCAGCATCGTTCCAGTAGTCATAAGAGTATTCAGTCATTTTAAACCTTTCAGTATTGATGAAATAAAAGCAAAGCAGCCTATCAGTAGTGCGGATGTCATAGTGCCTCCTCGTTGATCTCGTTCATACGGCCTGAGTGCTTGTCATACAGGACTGCACAGGCTTTGCCGGTCTCTCCGCTGTATCGGTTCTTGATAACCCTGACCCTGGTGGTGTTCCTCTCGATTGGGTCTTCATGCTGTGCTGACCTTTCCAATCCTAGCACCATATCAGCCAATTGTCCAATACTTGCTGAACCCCTTAATTGGGACAGGCTAGTGGCTGCACCCTCTTCGTGACCTTTACCGTCTGGCCTGCGTAGGTGGGACACCACAAACAAGGCTACGCCTGTTTCCTGCACAATCATCCGCAGCTTGGTCATAATCTCATCAATGGCTTTGCGCTCATCACCATGATCCTGAGCAGACACCACGATAGAGACATGGTCTAGCAGGATGTACTTGCAGTCTAGCCCTTTGGTGAAGTACCTAACCCGATTGATTATGTTATCGATTGCTGTGCTACCAAAGCAGTCATAAAAGAACAGCCGGTTAGAGCCTAGGGTCTTATCAAAGGCTTCCTTCTTAGATGCCTCAGTGGCCTCAGTCTCTGCTAGGTGCAATGGCTTATTGATCGCCAACGACATCAGAGACAAGGCAGTCCGCTTGACCGACTCTTCCAAGAACATAATCCCGATGTTATCTTTAGTCTCACAGAGTAATTGCCAGATGACCTCACGAATAAACTGCGACTTACCAAGACCTGAGCCAGCAGTGACCACGACCATCTCTTGCTGTCTAATCCCGCCGGTCATGTCATTTAGGCCAGCATAGGGATAGTGCGCCTGAGCCTTTGGCAATGGCTGCATGACTAACTCGAACAGCTCAGCACCGGCAACGATGCCGTCGGGCACATAGGTCTCTGCTGCCCACCATGCTTTCACAAAGTCCGCAGATTTGTTGTCCTTCAGATAGTCGCAGGCATCCTTGTAGGGCTTGGTCATCTTCATAATCTTGACCTTGGAGCCAAACAGATCAGCAACGGCGAGGGCTGCTTCCTGCCCTGGTTCATCAGCATCGAAAGCAAGAACAATGGTCTCAAAGCTGTCGATGTACTCAAATTGTGCTTGGCAGTCCTTCACAGCCGATTGTGCCCCATTCTTGATGGACACCACAGGGTAGAGCGACCCCGTCATCTGAAAGGCAGCCAAGGCATCTAACTCGCCCTCACAGATGGTCAGGTACTTACCACCTGCAGGGTATCGATTCTGACCGAATAGTAGAGCCTCTTTGATGTTGCCCTGAGACCTGAACTGCTTGTCTGCCACTGTCCTAATCTTAAAAGCTACCTCAGTGCCCCTATCGTCAGTGTAGGGATAATAATGTTCTGTCCCTGATTGTCTGACACCGTAGGCCTCGCAGGTGGCTTTAGTGATTCCCCTTTCAGGTATGCTTAGGAATTGACCGCTAAGGCCCTTTAGAGGCTCTACAACGGGTTTCTGAGTCATGGTTAGTACCTTACCCCTTCCTTGGTCAGCAAAGCCGTCTGAGGGCCTGCTATGGGTTTTACAATTAAAACAGTATTCTGAGCCGTCAGAGTAGACTGCTCTGGCATCAGAGCTGCCACAGCCCTCACAGGCTATGTGCTTCATAAATTTAGACTGAGTTTGCATTGATCCTAACCCTTTCCTCAGCCAATTGATCCAACACAGCCAAAAGGGCTACACAATTGCCCGATGTAGGCTTAGTGCGCTTCAGAGCTTCATAGACATCGTTTAACAGGGTCTCAATATCGGTAGAGCCATGAGCCAATAGGTCTACACAATCAGAGACACAAAACCAATATATCCTTTCTAAGTCATCATTTTCCATTGACTACCACCTTTCTAAATAGTTACCTATATTGTAAGTCTTTAAATACTTATTAAAGTCTTCTTTCAATATAGACTCTTTAATCAATATAGTCTTTAATAGCAAGAATCGTGCCAGCTTACCTATCTCGCCAAGGATCGTCTTCAAAGTCATCGATGCCCACTAATGGGTCTAAATCGGCTTCTGTGCCTTCCTCGACTTCATCGGCCTCTGACATCAGGGAAACATTACCAACGGCACAGAGGTCGGTTTTAATCGATTTAAGGCATTGTTTGCACATAGAGACATATTCCATTGTGTGCAACGACCTTATAGTCGTTTCGTAGTCAGTCAATGCCTCATTACAGGATCGGCAGCGCATCTTTTTCCCTTTCTTGCTGTAGCTTGAGCATTTTCTCATTCTCAGCCTTCACGACATAGTAGGCGAACTCGATCAAGGCATCCTCGTCACCGTACCAATTGCCCCAATCGCTGTAATCTAGGCGATCATCTAGGATCTCTACCACTTCCTCATTAGTCAATAACATAGTGCTTGCTCCTTTTCTTGTATAAAATTAGATACCTTCGATTCTAACACAGCATTGTGAACCGATGCAACGGCAAAGGCATCAAAGCCGCCTATGTGCCAACGGTAGGGTTCCAATGGTATGTGATCTAGCTTCCAATCGTAAACGGTAGCGACTGAGCCATCCTCGAATTCGATGAACCACTCTGCATTGGTCTTATCGCCGACAAATATGCTGGGTGCCCCGAAAGTGCGGCACAGATCCGCATATGTTGTCGTTATGTAGCCCTTGAGACTGGTGCCGTTAACCTGCTCTGACCTGCATTTTTTGTGCTTCATTTTTAATAGTCCTCCCCTAAATCTTCTGAAATGTAGGCCATAGCTGAGCATAGATCCGACCATTGATCGTCATAGTCTTTATCCCCTTCGGGTATGCCATGCTCCCTGTAAAAGTGTAAAGCATTCCATATCAGGTCTAATTGTGACCTTGTATCGTTAGCAGTCATTTTATGCTCCTATTCTGCCCACATGGCGTTTTTAATTTGATAGTCTGACGGGTCATTAATAGCCCACCATTCGAGATATCCGTATTTCGGGTTTCGCTTTGCTGTGTCATATAAAACCACATTAGCATGAGGCGATTTAAATTTTACAATTTGCCCTTCAAATTCAGGCTTTGAATGTGCGTTTATTCCATTAGTCATTTTATGCCCCTATAAAGTTAGTCTAGATCCCATGGCTTCATTGTAATGATGATACCTGCACAGCCCAACAAAAGGACTGCGATGCTTGCATATTCCCACATAGTCATGTTAAGCCCCTCTTAGTAGTTTTGAAAGACAATCTTGCCGTCTTTGGTTGTCCCAACGAATACACCCTGAACCCGAAGAAAATCTACAACACAGTCCAACACATCGGCAGGGTTATCAAAGTCAACGTCATCCATCGGTATCCCATACGCTTCGCCGATGTTCTCAGGCGTGTCCTCTGAGA